GGTATTACTATGAAATAGATGATACCTATCAAGGTAGTTATGCTTTTACTGGTACAAATAACGTTACTTATACCTTAAATCCGTCTCAAAATTCGGTTATGGTTAATCTTTATCAAATAAAAGCACAATAATGGAAGTAATAAAACGCAAAATATTATTAGAAAATAGTATAGATAGAACATTTAATAGCCCAAATTGGGGTTCTATAACGGCTGATACTTTTTTCATCAATGTTTTTTTGACTCAAAACATTGATGATATGGGGTTATTTACTGATATTGAGTACTTTTCAGCCAATACAAGCAATCCAACGCCAGTAGATTATTCAATTTTGACCAATAAATTGATAAGTAGTGGTTATACTTTTCCATTTATGAGTGGTTTAATGGTTTACCCTACTGGTTTGACAGAAACAGACGAAGTTACATTAAGATTACCATCAAAAACTGAATCTGATTTCTATAATTACAGTGGATTAACACTTACTGGTATTACAGATAGTAAAATTGATGATTTAAAATCATACGGGCAATTAATTAGGTATAGATTAGGGTTTGATATGCAATCTGAGACATACACCAATTATGAAAATATTACTATAAATGGTGTTAGTAGGATTACATCAACATCTGAACCCAAAGTGTATGTTTTTGATGCAGTAAACGATTCAACTATTGGCACTGCAAATCAAATATATGGTTTACAATATGCAGATTATTCTGGTAATACATCAATTGATAATCAAAATTCAATCACCCAATTGGCTAATTTTAGATATATTGGGGAAGGACAAAATGAAACCAACGTATCTTTATCAGCATTAACCAAAAAAGAATATTTATTTGGTATAATTTCTCCACCAGAAGTTAAAAATGATATTCAAATAGATAGAGGGGTTACAAGCGTTATGGAATTGCATTTAAGATTATCTGAAATAAAAGATTTGGGAGAATTAAGTAGATATGGAAATGGTTTTTATAACTTAACAAAACAATAAAAAACCAACTATGGCTATTTATATATAGGTTAAATAATTTTTAAAAATAATAAAATGTACTTTGATAAAATCTTAGTTAAATTAATAAAAAAATAAAATAATATGGCAACAGGCGTTTATGGTATAGTAAGACCAGCAGATATATCACCAGATGATGTAGAAGTGTTTTATCATTACACACCATCTAGAGATAAAATTGGTAACACATCATTAATTAAACTAAATTCTAATGATGTGTTAATAAGAATGGATAACCCAAATAAAACTCAGTCCAATATTACTAGTTTTGAGGTTTTTGGTGGTATGTATACTTTAAAACTACCAGTAGCTACATTTAGTGTTAAGGGTTTTTATACAATAATTATAAAACCAGTTGAAATTAGAACCAATATTGTTGACATTGGTGTTTTATCAGCATTTCCAGATACTAGTGGTATTTTGTTTGACATCTCATCAATACCACAAAATTTTGTAGCCAAGTTTGAAAATAATGGATTGGTTGGGTATAGAATTGAATATTTGAATCCTAATTCTGGTGCTGCTGATGCAAAAATAAACAATTTCTTTAGGGTTATTACATCTAATAATAGAGCAGAACCAGTCAATCAAAATTTAACAAACAGTAATCAAAAAGCTATTCGATATAGATTTAACGATAATTCTACGCTTACATTTTGTACTGTATCTCCATCATCAGCTGCTAACGTAAAACCAAATGCATTACCGTTTATTGGGCAACCCAATCAACAAATCATTTTAACCAATACTTTTTTCAATCCTATTATGATTGAGGTAGAAATGGTTCAAAATGATATAGAAACTCTTGCATTTGCATTGTTTGGCAATCAAACAAAATCACTTGAAGATGGTATTTACACAGTGTATAACTTTAATAACGATATTTACAAACAATATGACTTGTATGAAATCAAAGATAAATTTACAGGTACTCCATTGTTTGAAGTTAGAGAACAAAGAACAAGTATAGATTTTACTAAAACATTTACAAGTATAACAACAGTATAATATAATGAGCAATAATAGAATAAAAGTAGCTGGTTACGCACAGAAGGTTGTTTATACTGATGGAATAGAGTATAGAAACTTTTCGCCAGATTTAGTTGGTGTGCAGTTGGTTAGTAATGGCGGTACTCCATTATTTACAATGGGTAACTTTTCTATTACAACAAATTTAGACCCTAAATTAGACAAATATTTCAATACATCTAAATTTTCAAATTTTATTACTTTAGCTGATTTAAATGTTTCATTTGATGAAGCAATAACTTTGTTAAATAATAATGCTGGTGTGTTTCTTAATTTAGATAAAAGCAACTTAGACTATTATGCTTTGTTCGGTTCTTTAAGTGAATATATCAGAGTAACACTTGAAAACATTATTATAAATTGGCCAGCATCATTGTATCTTAGCCCTTTATCAATTTCAAGTTCTGGTTTTAACATTACTGGTTATACGGCTGAAAATTATGTTTATGACAATATAAATGAAATTGCTAATTTTAGAATCAACACCAATTTTATAAACAATAAGTTTCAAATAAATTATACAACTAATGGAAATATTATTAACACTTTTAATGCTACCAATGATTTAAGAAACTTTACGATAAATTATAACTCTTATGTTGTTTTAATCAACGGAAATGAATATCCAATATTAAACTTCACCGCATCAACTTACGAAAAAAATGATTACATTTATTTGTCAGTTAAAGGTAACCCATTTTCTGGTGCAACATATTCAAGCAATTATTATCATATTAAACCTAGCAAAGTAAATGAAGAAACATTCTTCAATACTTTGCCAGATTTAGAAGCTTTTTTATTGAATAGAAATGTATTTCCATTATATACAGCCGTATTCAAGTACCCAATAAAGTCTGACCAAGGTGTTATTTTATATACTTCAAAAACATTGACTTGGCCAGTAAGCGATGGTTATAATATTGATTTCGATACAACAAATTATACCGATTATGCTTCTAGCTTATTGGATATAGCGTCATCAAATGACTTGGTTTCAAGTAATCTAATGAATAGATTTTTGGTATCTGAATCAATAACACAATTTGATACAACACCAGTACATTTATCTGCTTTGGACCAAGATACGTCTGGTCAAAAAATAAATAAAACATTGCAGTTATATGGTGTTGAATTTGACGAAATAAATAGATTCATTACAGGTATTCAATTTGCAAATACTGTAACTTATGATAAGCAAGACAATACTCCAGATGTTTATTTGAAAGATTTGGCAAGAGTATTGGGTTGGGACCTAGTATCTTCAGTTTTGGAAAATGATTTAGTGGCGAATTATGTTACAACTAAACCATCAACATATTCTGGTCAATCAGTTGGTTTAACAGCTGTTGAAGCAGATACAGAACTTTGGAGAAGAATAATATTAAATTCACCATGGTTGTGGAAATCCAAAGGTACTCGAAAATCAATTGAGTTTTTGCTTAGATTTATTGGTGCACCAAAAGGGTTGGTTAAATTCAATGAATACATTTATAAAGCTGAGGCACCAATAAATGTTGATTTGTTTAGAGAAGTGTTAAGACTTAATGGTTTAAATGATGATATTTCCACTTATCCTATAGATTCTGAAGGTTATCCAAGACCTTTGGCTAATACGGCAAATATGTATTTTCAAAATAATGGTCTTTGGTATAGAGAAACAGGTGGTACTGGTTCAACAATAGATATATTAACTGGTAACAATCCACATGTTGGCCCTTATGATGGTGGTTATAAGTACTTCAATCAATTTAGAGCACTTATTCCTAATTTTTCACCAGTAGTTGTAAGTTCTATGACCACAACTACTGATAGTCAAAATCTATACACCAATTATGACTCTGGTAGTTTTGATAATGGCGTATCAACAGCAACTACAGTTGATACTGTATCAATATTTAGTGAAAACGGAATCGATATCAACCAATGCGTTGTTTTTGTACCAACCGTTGAATTAGACCCAAATCCATCACCTGTATTAAATGATTGCGGTTGTGAAACACCTACTAGTGATAATATTTTAAGTTTATGTATTGAAAAAAAACAATTAGACCCACCACCACCATGTAGTCATTTGGTACATAGCAATCCATCAATAGGTTATATAAACCCACTTGATAATACAAGTTTGGGTATTTATAGTTTTGATTATTATCAATATAATGCAAACGGAACTCTATTTTCTGATTCAAATGGTAAACCAATTCCAAATACATCATATTACACATCTAAAAATTGTTGTAAAGTATTTAACGGAACACCTTTTATTTACAATACAATAGTTAATAATATTTTAGTAAATACTGGATATGTATGTTGTGATAATTCTGGAAAATGTGGTTGTTATATTGCTTGTTCTTGGATGGTAGATGTTAACCCTATTTTATTACCACAAATAACACAAACATATACTGGACCACAAAGCTCTTATTTGCAATTTATACAACAAGATGGTACATTATCAGTTGTTACACCAGATGGTTGTAATTGTATTAAAAATTATACAACACCAGTACCTAATATAGTTGACCCATATACTGGTCAAATAGGTTATGGTTGCCAATTAACTAGTATGGGTCAAAGTGATATTGCTTTGGGAAGTTTAGGTAATATTTATAAATTTTACTCTAATCGGTCATCTGGAAATACATCATGTTTTAAAAATGTAAATAATCAACAACCTAGTTTATAATAAAAATAAATAGAATATTTATAAAAGAAAATGCCATACAATCTACTTCAAATATGTGATAAAAACACAATCATATCTAATGGTGGTCAAATTATTGAAAACTTAGATGGTACAGTATCCGTATTTGTATTAAATAATGGCGTATCAACACCAACAATAATTTCACAAAATTGTTGTTTGGCTTTAAATACTGGTTATACCTTTAATATCGATACTCAAAAATGTATGTGGTCAACACAACAAACATGCGATATTCAAAATGTATTTAAAGTGGTGTTGAACCCTAAAGGAAATGATGGTGTTATTTTTAATATTCCTAATTTTTCTGGTGAAACTTGTGTTTTGGACATTGATTTTGATTATCTATTTAAAGTAACATGTGATACTTTGTCAGATATGTTATTAGGTACATCAATAATAAATTTGTCACCTAATACTATAATTTTACAAAATGAAATAAAATTGTTAGAAGTTCAAATTGAACAACAATATGTAACTTGTGAAACAATAGCAAATCAAATAAATTATTTACAATCTCAAATAAATGTTTGGGATGGTTCACCACCTAAAGAACTTTCAGATGATTTATCAGAACAAATAATATTACAAAGTGATTGTGAAAAAACATTAGAATTTTTAAATACGTTATTAACAACACTTAAAACAAGTGCTACAACAGAAATCGCAACTTGCTCTACACCAATTGATTTTTTCGAATCTTTGGATGTTTCAATGACATTGGATGTAGTTACTAGCACAAATACGTTAGAAACAGTTTATGAAAACAAAGATGTTCACCCAGTAATAGGTAGTGGTAATTTATACACATACTTGATACACAACCCAAAAAGTGGTTTTTATGTATGTGGTGGTGATGAATGCACACCATTAAATTTAAATTTGAGTGGGTTACCAACAGACAACAATACTAAATGTTCAAATATATTGGATGATTTGGTTCAATCATTATATAAAGAATCTGGTTTAAATACAACAAATAATAGTACTTCTTTTAGTGTTGACTTTTCGAATAGTTTATCTAATAATATATTTGCGTCTGATTGGATACATTTCCACACATCAATAACGGACCCTAATATTATTAATCTTATAGCTAATAAAAAAATAAAAATTACTTTAAAGGTTAACCATACATGTTCTAACATTTGTATATTGCTTGATAACATAAAATTAGACAAATCATGTACATTAGTAAAAGAAACAAATATATTTGTAACCAATTCACCAGGATTTGAAATCGAAAAACTTCGTGATAATAAAAAGTCATGGGTTAAAAAAGATATTCTGACAAATAGAGATTTTAAAATAAATGATTATAATGGTTTAAACGCTATTCGTCAAACCAACTATAATGTAGAAGATGAACGTTTGGTTCTTAATTCTAAAGAAATTGATTTAGATATTAGTTTGGCCTCTGCTATTGAAACAGATGTATGGTGTTATATTGTTGATAACCCGTGTTTATTGACTGGTATTACAAGTTGTAATCCATGTTTGGATTGTCAATATAAATCTTTCCAAGATGATGAATGTTTTGAATTCATGGATGGTAACCCTTATATTTTCATGGATGGTACATATTCTGGGTCAGCATATACAAATAATTGTTGTGGTGATAATCGTTTGGATTTTAACTCATTGTTAACTCAACCTTTATCAGCAGTTACAGTTGTTGAGGATTTTGAATATTATCTTACTTCAGAGTTGATTGATACTAAAAATAGACAAACAATCTCTAGTTATCCAACACTTAGAGCTCTATATGATAGATATTTAAGTAGTTTAGATTTTTGCGGTACCAAGAGTTCATCTTTTGATTATTTAACAATAGACCAATTTTCTAATTTGGTTGGTAATTATTGGGTTGATATTATTGAACAAGTCATCCCTTCAACAACACTTTGGGGTAGTGTAAAAATTTATTCAAATACAATATTTGACCAACAAAAATTCAAATATAAAGCGTATTCATCATTATTTTGTGATAATCCATTTACTGGAAACAATGTATTGAGTCCTATAGACGCACCTATGGGGGTTTCACAAGATGTTGAAGTTATTATGACAACGATAAATTTGCCTACAACTGCAACAACATGCCCAACACCTTCAGCACCTATTGTTTGTAATAAAATATGGGTTGCTCAAATGAATGCTGGTTCAGAATTCATAGGAAGTGTAAACGTGATGGGTTCAACTGTATGTGCTACACCAAATAGCCCAGCTCTTAGTGAATGTACGCTTCAAGTTTCTGTTTCTTTAGATGGATTAACAGCAACCGCTAATTTGATTGGAGCTGCAACGCCAGCAACTATTGAATGGAGCAATGGTGACACAACTCAATCATCAACATTTGTTAGTGAAGGTGACTATTTGGTAACAGTAATTGATGCTAATTGTTGTTCAGTAACAACAAACTTTAATATACCATTACAACTTTAAGATGGAAACAATAATTATAAAAAATAGAACTAGACAAAATAGAGGTGAGTTAAAAAAATTTCACGATTTACCCAAACAACATCAAAATATTTTTTTAGAGAT